GAGTGGGGCCCCCTTTCCGACGGCGGGAAAACCGCGGGAGGGGGTTCAGACGAGACCGCCAGGCGCGCACACGCGCGAAAATCTCGAATCGCGCGGCGCGGGCGCAAACGACGCGGGCGCGCAAAGACGCAAACCATCTGAGGCTCTGCCGGGCGCAGTTCAGCTCGGCGGCATTGGGAACCACCGCCGGTGCCCGGAGTCATTCATCCTCCTTTTTTGACTGGACGCGGCGTTCGCGCGCTGCGTCTGGCAGAGTCTCAGAGAAAGGAAGTTATCCACATGGCGCGGGAAGACATGATCCGGCAGGACATGCAGCTTGTCGGCACGTACAACGCAATATTTGAGCCGACGATCAAGCAGCTGGCCAAGACGGAGCGCGAACTCTCCCGCGCCGAGAAGGAGTGGAAGAAGCAAGGCGGACAGCGGATCTGCACGATGGTCAACAAGACCGGCGCGGAGTACACGGCCAAGAGTCCGTACTGGACGGCGGTCGAGGATCTTCGCGCGACGGTGCAGGGACTTCGCAACCAGCTTGGGCTTACGCCGACGGGGCTTAACAAGGCGCGCGCCAAGAACGTCCCGATGGGCGGCACGAGCAAGCTCGAGCAGCTGCTGGCCGAGGCGAAAAGCCACGCCGAAGAGCACGCTGCGCAGTACCAGCGCGAGGTCGACCGCTTTGTCGAGTCGGTCCTCTCCGGAGAAGCAGGGCTCTGCGAGGACGCAGTGCTCGCGTGCCGCCGGTACGTGTCAGACTTGGACACCGGCAAGTGGGAGTTCCGGGCAGAGCCTGCCAACGAGATTATCGCCATCATCGAGACGATGATCTGCCACCAGCAGGGCGAATTCTTAGACGCGACGCCCCTGCGTGGCACGCCGTTTCTGCTGCTGCCGTACCACAAGTTCATTGTCTACAACATCATGGGGTTCTATGTGCCAGGCACGAAGATCCGCCGCTTTAAAGAAGCTGTGGACTTCATCCCGCGAAAAAACGTCAAGACCACCTTCGCGGCGGCGCTCGCCTTCGCCCTGGCACTCTACGAGAGGGCGTCCGGCTCAAAGGTGTACGAGGTCGGCGGCGCGCTCAAGCAGGCGCTCGAAGGCTTCGATTTCCTGAAATACAACTGCGCGCGCCTCGGCGTGACCGTGAAGGACGAGCCGGAAACGGGTCTTCGGATCATCGACAACAACATGGAACGATCGATCTCCGGAGACGTCGGCGACGGTATGATCTCCATCAACGCCCTGGCAGCCAACCCCGACAAGCAGGACTCCTTCAACTGCAACATCGTTATTGCCGACGAAGCGCACACCTACAAAAGCCCGCAGCAGTATCAGATTTTGAAAGACGCGACAAAGGCTTACACGAACAAGCTCGTAATCATCATCTCGTCGAACGGTCCGAACGCGCGGGGGTTTCTCCTCGGGCATCTGGAGCTTTGCCGGAAGATCCTCCGCGGCACGGTCACGGGCGACTACGCAGACACGATCTTCTGCTTTCTTTGCTCCGCGCCGACGAAGGAAAACGGCGACGTCGATCTTCTCGACCCGGCTGTATTGAAGGCGGCAAGCCCCGGCTGGGGCTACTCCATCCGCCCGCAGGACATGATCAACGACGCGGCCATCGCCGCCGAAAACCCGATGCTCCGGCCGGAATTTCTCAACAAGTCGCTCAACGTCACGACGAACGCCGTCAAGGCGTGGTTCGATATTCAGGAGTTCCGAAAGTCCGACGAAAAGTATAACTGGACAATCGAAGAACTCGCGAAGCTTCCCATCCGCTGGTACGGCGGCGCTGACCTGTCCAAGATGCACGACCTGACGGCCTGCTGCCTCTTCGGGCACTACAAGGGCGTGGACATCATCATCCCGCATTGCTGGTTCCCGCGGCCGGCTGCCGTCGTGAAAGCGACGCAGGATCAGATTCCACTGTTCGGCTGGATGGAAGACGGCTGGCTCGACATGACGAACGACAAGGTGACGAACCACTCGGACGTTGTCCGCTGGTTCAAAAAGCGGCGCGCCGATGGCTTCAAAATCCGCCGCGTCGGGCACGACCCGAAGTTCTGCCGCGAGTATTTTGTCGAGATGCAGAAGGAGCGCTTCCCGATCAAGGCACAGATTCAGCGCTTTACGCTCAAGTCCGAGGGCTTCCGGTACCTGGAAAAGAGCGCGAAGCAGGGCACGCTCTATTACCTGCACGCTGAGCCCTATGAGTACTGCGTGCAGAATGTCGCGGGTATTGAAAAAGCCGACGACATGGTGATGTACGAAAAAATCGCTCCAAACCTGCGCATTGACGTCTTTGACTGCTCGGTCTTTGCCGCGTGCGCATATCTGGAGGACCTGACCGCCAGCGCCAAGGGCGCAGGCTGGTATGAAGCAAGAGAGAAAGGCGGTGAAAATAGTGGCGCTTGAGCAGGCCTGCTTGTTTGACGATAACCCGGAATACGACAGCTTTGTCGCAAAATTCGAGCCGAAAAAAACCACGGATGACTGCTATACGCCGCCGCTTGTGTATGCAGCTATTCGGGATTGGGTGTGCGATCGGTACGACATCGACCCGGCTTGCATCGTTCGTCCCTTTTTCCCGGGCGGCGACTTCGTAAATTACGATTACCCAGAAGGCTGTCTCGTTCTGGACAACCCGCCGTTCTCGATCTTGTCGGAAATTTGCAAATTCTATCTTGCCAAAGACATCCCATATTTCTTATTTGCTCCGAGTCTCACAGCTTTTGGCGGGCGAACCGTCGCAACTCGGATGAACCACATCATTTGCGACGCAGATATTACCTATGAGAACGGCGCAGTCGTCCGGACGGCATTTGTGACAAACCTTGACAAAGACATTGTGGCAGAGACCGCGCCGGATCTTCGCGAGGCAATTGCCGCCGCTATGCGCCAGATCAAAGCAGAAACGGCAAAGACCTTGCCGAAATACGCTTACCCGATGCACGTTCTCACGGCTGCTATGCTGCAAAAATACGCGCATTATGGCGTAGCCATGACCGTCCGCCGGAGCGACTGCACAGCAATCGGCGCGCTCGACTCACAGCGGCTTAACAGGAAGGCCATCTTTGGCGGTGGCCTCCTTCTTTCGGAGAGGGCTGCGGCGGAGAGGGCTGCGGCGGAGAGGGCTGCGGCGGAGAGGGCTGCGGCGCATACTTGGGAACTGTCTGAACGCGAGCTGCAAATTATCCGAGATTTAGGAGAGGACGGTGATGCCACTTGAAAGTAAAAGTGCAGCGCAGATCCGCGCAGGACGACGCGCTGCGAAAATTCGTGATCGGCGCGGTCGATCAGGACACGCTGGGCGTGCCGGGCTATTGCAGGCTTGCGGACAGTCCGGACGTGCTGGCCGCGATCGGCGGGCTGGCCGACATCGTGTCGAACGCGACCATCCAGCTCATGCAGAACACGCCGGACGGCGATGTGCGCGTGCGGAACGCGCTTTCCCGGTTTATGGATATTTCGCCATGGAGCTTCGGCACGCGCAAGGATTTGATTTCTGCCATCGTCTGGGCGATGCTCACGAGCGCCAGCGGCACAGCTTTCTTCCTGCCGGTCACGCGGGACGGGCTGCTTCGGGATTTAGTCCCCATGCCGGGCGCGCAGGCGATAAGCCCGGACGAAGGCCAGACGGTATACATCCGCTGGCGCGGCCAGCAATATGACCCCGAGACGGTCTTGCAGTTCCGGCGTTGGGTCGACCCAGACCACCCGTGGCAGGGGCTCGGGCTCCGGATGAGCCTTCTTGATGTGGTGAACTCGCTCCGGCAGGAGCAGGCGACAAAGAAGGGGTTCATGAGCGACAAGTGGAAGCCGAGCGTCATTGTGAAGGTGGACGCGCTGGCCGATGAATTTTCCGACCCGGCAGGCCGCCGCCGTCTGATCGACGACTATATCACGGGCTCGAGCGCCGGAGAGCCGTGGATTGTCCCGGCTGATCTCATGGACGTGCAGCAGGTCAAGCCGTTGAGCCTATCCGATTTAGCCATCAAAGACGGTGTGGAGCTCGACAAAAAGGCCGTGGCCGCGCTCGTCGGTGTCACGCCCTTCATGCTGGGCGTTGGCACATACTCGGACAGCGAGCACAACCACATGATCAAAACTACCGCCACGACGATCGCAAACATCATTTGCCAGGAATTGACGCGCAAGCTCCTCTACGCGACAGACCTCTATTTTACGATGTCGACGCGCAGGCTCTACAGCTACAGCACAAAGGAGCTTGCGGACGTAGCATCCAACCTCTACGTGCGCGGCCTCATGACCGGCAACGAGGTGCGCGACTGGGTTGGTCTCAGTCCGCGCGAGGGGCTGAACGAGCTCGTCATTTTGGAAAACTACATCCCGCGCGACATGATCGCAGACCAGAAAAAGCTTACACAAGGAGGAGGTGGAGACGGTGGAACAGAATAGACAGCAGCGGCAGGTACGCTGCATCCCGCAGGCGTTTCAGACGCGCGAGGCCGAGAGTGACCTCTACATTGAGGGCTACTTTGCGGTCTTTAACTCGGAGTACCCCTTGTGGGACGACGTGAGCGAGATCATCAAGCCCGGCGCTTTCACAAATTCGATCTCGGGCGACATTCGAGCTCTCATTAACCACGACACGAGCTTAGTTCTCGGCCGGACGAAATCCGGCACGCTGACACTCAAGCAGGACGAGCGTGGGCTCTGGGGAAGCGTGCGTATCAACCGCGACGACGTAGACGCGATGAACCTGTATGCAAGAGTCCAGCGCGGAGACGTCGACCAGTGCTCGTTTGGCTTTGCCATCAAGAGTGAGACCTTCCGCGATCTCGGCAATGGCAAGTATCGCTGGGAAATCGAAGAAATTGACCCCTTATATGAGGTCAGCGTCTGCACCTTCCCGGCGTATGAGCAGACCTCGGTCAGCGCCAGAAAGCGGGATTTTGAGGAAATCGAAAAGCGCCGCCTGGAAACGTGGCGCGCAGAAATGAACAAGAAGTTAGGAGGAAACCCGTAAATGGCAGCACTTAGAGTTTTAGTCCTGAACAGCGAGATCACCGCGCTTCGCGCGCAGCTGACGCCGCTGGAGCAGACGAGAGACGGCTTTGCCGCGAGAGAAGAGCAGCTTCGCCAGGCGCTCAGCGAGATCACCGAGACGAGCACCGACGCAGAGCGCAGTGCCGTGTCCGCGGCTGTGGACGCTTTTGAAAACGATCGCAGCGCGAACGCCGCCGAGATTGCCCGCATCCAGGGCGAGATCGACACCCGCAGCGCGGAAATTGCCCGGCTGGAGGCCGAACAGACCCCACCCCCGGCAAGCAATCCCGCGGTGTCCAACTCTGACACCAGAAACAACGATCACCACGAAAGGAGCTTTGTACCCATGAACAACACCACCGAGCGCCGCTGGTTCGGCCTCACCTACGCCGAGCGCGACGCGCTCATGCAGACCGAGCAGGTCCGCACCTTCCTTCAGAATGTCCGCGAGGCCAGAGCGCAGCAGCGCAGCGTCACCGGCGGCGAGCTGGGTATCCCGGACGGGTTCCTGCCGATTTTGCGGGATCTGACGTATCAGGAATCGAAGTTCCTTCGCTACTGCTTTACGACGACCTTCCGCGGCACGACCCGTCAGAACGTCGCAGGCGTTGCGCCGGAAGCCATCTGGACGGAAATGACCGACGCGCTCAACGAACTCGACATCAACTTCTTGCAGCTTACCATGGACGGCTACATGGTCGGTGGCTATATGGCCGTTCCTAACGCCGTTTTGATGGACGACAGCGACCTTCAGCTCGCGACGAGCATCCTTCAGGCGCTTGCATCGTCCATTGCCAAGGCAATCGACAAGTCCATCTGGTTCGGCACGGGCGAAAAAATGCCGGTCGGCATTATCACGCGTCTGGCTGCAACGACGAAGCCCGCATGGTGGGGCGCGCAGCAGGGCGAATTCACCGACCTGCATACCAGCCATATTCTGAAACTTGATCTTGCCGCAAAGACAAGTACGGAATTCTTCCAGACGCTTGTTGCGGCACTGGCTGTTGCAAAGCCCGACTACTCCAACGGCACAGTCATCTGGACGATGAACCGCAAGACCCACGTGGACATCAAGTCCCGCGCGCTGGCTTACAATTCCGCTGCGGCGATGGTCCCTGGCGTTGGCGACATTATGCCGGTCGTCGGCGGTCAGGTCGTCGAGTGGGAAGTCATGCCGGACAACGAGATCGCGGGCGGCTTCCTTAGCCTGTACCGTTCGGTCGAGCGCGAGGGCACGGTCATCGACTCCAACACCAACGTGCGCTGGCTCCAGAATCAGACCTGCTTCAAGGGCCTCCAGCGCCGCGACGGCAAGCCCGCCATCGGCGAGGCGTTTGTCCTCGTCAACTACGGCAACACCGCGCCCACCACGACCACGACCTTCGGCAAGGACCGCGCGAATACGGCCATCGGCACTCTGATTGTTACCACCGCTGCGGGCTCTGCAAACGGCAAGAGCGTTGTGACTGTCGCGGGCAACGGCTCGGGTGCGCTCAAGTATCAGGTCGGCGGTCAGGCTATCGCGGTTTCCAACGGCGAGACGCTCGGCAAGGGCTGGACGGAGCTGCCCGCGAACAAGACCATTGACGGCACGACCGGTCAGACTGTGACTGTCGTCGAGGTCGACGGCAACGGTCGCGCGATCTCGGTCGGCTCCGGCAGCGTGACCGCGAAGGCTGGCTAAGAAGGGAGGCTCGGTGTATGTCGCTGGACGCGCAGCTCTCTTACTTAACGGTTGACCTCGGAATCCTGCGCTGCACCGAGGCACAGGAGACCTACCTGCGGGGGCTTCTCACACAGGCGGCGGATTTTATCGCGACACGCGGCATTGTGCTCCAGCCGGACTGTGACGCCGACGATATGCTCGCGGCGATGGTGGCAGGCTGGATGTACAAGGCCCGGGCAAACGCGGAAGAAAAGCAGCTGCCGACGTATCTGCGACGGATGCTCAACAGCAAGCTTGCGCGGCAGAAGATGGGAGGCGGTACGGGATGATCTACGACAAGGTATGCACCGTCTGCGACCTGCTCCCCGCGTCCTCCCCTCTCCAGCGCCGCCTGCGCATCGCGTCCAGCCACTATTACTGCGAGCGGGAGGTCTACGCTGCCCGGTTTTATGCCGGGAAGCAAGCCGGTGTGCAGCTTACCCGGATGGTCAGCATCCCCCGCGTCTTCGGCGGCGAGGATATCAAAGCCGAGCAGTTCGTGGTGCTTGAGGACGATCACATTTACCGCATCGACCAGGCGCAGCGGGGCTATGACTCCGACGGCCTGCCGATCACGACGCTTTCGCTCGCAGAGCCGGAGGGCAAGTATGAAATACTCCAAGATTGAGCAGGCGCTCGAGACGGTGCTCCCCGGCGCTGTGTATAAGGTGCAGGCTCCGGAGCACGCGCCGGACGGTTCGCCCCTGACCCGTTTTCTTGTCTGGACGCCGACCGGCACGCGCAGCGTGAACGCAGACGGGATACCCTTTGCAACGGTCGGCCTGTGCGTCGTGACCGTTGCCACCCAGACCGAGGGCGACACGCTGACCGCGGAGGTGCTGCAAGCGCTCGCAGCGGCGCACATCGCCATTGGCCAGAGCGAGCAGTCTTTTGACGAGGAGACCATGACGTATTATTCCGACATCCCTTGCGAGGTGATCTGATGGCGCAGCTTGACATTCGTGAATCGCAGTCCGCGCTTGTGGATGCGATCAACCATCTCAAGGAGAAGAACCTTTTTACAGATGAGAACGCCGAGGCGATTTTGTCCCCCGCCGCTGATGAAATGCTTTCCAGCGCAAAGTCGGCGTTTATTCAGAGCGGCCACAACAACACGAAGCCGCGCCGGACGGGAAAGACGCTCAGCGCGTTTATGCGGGCGAAAAAAGTCTATAGGGACAAGAATAAAGCGCCATATATGTTTGTCTCTCTCCGGGGCACAGACAAGCGCGGCCAGCGCTATGGAGCAAAGGCGTTCGTCCTGAACTATGGCAGACGCACCGGCGGCAAGATACCGGCAGACTATTACCTCTCGAACGCTGTCAAAGCGACACGCCCGCGCGTGAACCAAATGATGATCAATAAAATCGAAGAAATTTTCTACAAATAGGGAAGGAGACAACCATGCCTGCATTTGATTTACGATACCTGCAAGTCGCAGAGTATAAGAAAAAAACAACCGGCGAAGGCACGGAGTACGGCGCGCCCGTCTCCATGGGCGACGCGATGACCGTAGGCCTTGAGATGCGCTTTGCCGAAGGCCGGATTTACGCCGAGTCCGTTCTGGCGGAGTACATGAAAAAGGCCACAGGCGGCACGGCAACCGCTGGCGTCAAGTATATCCCGACTGAAGCGCAGAAGCTTATGTACGGCGCGTACGAAAAACAGCGCACCGTGGCTAGTTCCACCGTCAAGAGCCTGACCTTCGGCAAGAAGTCGACCGGCAAGTATGTCGGATGGAGCTTCTACATGCCGGACATGATCGACGGCGTGGAGAAATTCACGGCGGTATTCGCCCGGAAAGTGCTCTTTGGGCCGCCTGCAACAAACGGACAGACGATGGGCGACAGCATCGCGTTCCAGACGCCCACCACGACCGGCGAGTTCCTGGTCGATGATCTGGGCGACCTGCTTGAAGTCGCAACGCTTGACAGCGAAGCCGACGCCAAGGCGTGGTGCGACGAGGTCTTCAAGACGGCAGCCACAGACGTGGCAGGAGGTTAAGCATGGAAGATATCAAGCCGCGCGAGGTCGCGTGGCGCTTTGACGGGCGCGATTGGGTGCTTCGCTGCAACAACAACGTTCTTGCCGAGGTGCAGATCATCAACGGCGGCGACTTCTCGCCCATCCTGTCCACGAAGCGGACGCTCAAGTCGGTCTTGCAGCTGCTGGCCGCGATGCTCAACGACTACGCCGACGAAATGCGTTACGTTGACGCAGACGGCTTCGCCATCCGGTACACGGAAAAACAGCTCGGAAGACGCTTGTCTCTGGGCACGGTTAACCGGCTCGCGCCGGACGTGATGCGCATGGCGATCCTCGCTGTCCGGGACGCAGCGGCTGAGAACAGCTCGGCAGACGAAAAAAACGCGGAGACCAGGCAGGAAGAAGCGGCGGTATCAACTTCGCCTGGTACCTGAATATCTGGGTAAATGTGCTGAAAAACGACGAGACCGTCTTTTGGCGCAGGATGACACCGGCGCGGTGCATGGCTATCTACAGAGAGTACTTCTCCATGGCCACGCCGAGCCGGTGTGCGCGTAATGCGCCGGAGCAGCCTGCGCGCTTGTCGCTGGCACAGTACCTGATGGGAGGTGGGTAAATGGCTGTACCCGTAGCAAACCTGAAAATCAAGCTCGACGGCGAGGCAGAATACCGTGCGGCACTAAGCAGCATTGATAAATCGTTCAAAGAACTCGGGTCCGAAATGAACCTGCTTTCCGCAAAGTTCTCCAAGAATGGAGACAGCATGGAGGCGCTGAGCGCCAAGAGCGAGGTTTTGAGCAAGAAAGTCGAGACCCAGCAGAAGCGCGTCGACACCCTCAAAAAGGCCGTCGCAGAGGCGCAGTCGATTCAGGAGAAGGCACAAAAGACCTTCGACGAGACGGCCAGCACACTCGACGCCGGAAGCAAAGAGTATAAGGACATGTCTGAGCAGGTACAGAAGGCCGCCGACCAGACAGCTGTCTGGCAGACCAAGCTCAACAACGCCGAGGCCGAGCTCTATAAGATGAAAGACGCGCTGGAAGAGAACAACGCCGAGCTCGACAAGGCGGGCGCGAGCGGCTCGAAATTCCAGCAGGCGATGGATAAGATCAAGGACTCCATTGCAAAGGCGAAGGAGGAAGGAACAGGCGCGAAGGGCGTTTTTGCCAACCTCAAGGAATCCTTTGCAGGCAGCAAGGGCGAAGCGGTCGGTCTTGGCGACGCGCTCGGCGGCGCGGCGGATAAACTCGGCATTCAGCTTCCCGAGGGCGCCAGCAAGGCGCTGAACTCCCTCAACGGCATCAACGCCGGGACAGCTGCGGCAGTCGGCGGATTTGCCGCTCTGATCGCAGCTGTCGTCAAGACCGAGAAGAAGCTGATGTCCATCACCAAGGAGTCCGCCGAGTACGCGAAAGAGGTCAAGACGCTTGCCAGCGTGACCGGACAGAGCACCGAGCAGATTCAGGAATTTCAGTACGCCTCCGACATGATCGGCGTTTCCTATGAACGGGTCAAGGACTCTCTCAAGGAAATCACAAACAAGATGCAGGAGGCACAGAACGGCTCGGAGGACACGGCAGGAGCCTTTAAGACACTGGGCGTCGAGATCGAGAACACAGACGGGAGCCTCCGCAGCGCAGATTCTGTCTTTTATGACGTCATTGACTCGCTCGGAAACATGCACAACCAGGCGCAGCGCGACGCGCTGGCGATGGACCTGATGTCCGAGTCGGCGCAGGAGCTGAACCCTCTGATTGAGGTAGGAAGCGAAGGACTCAAAAAGTACACCGACGAAGCGCACGAGCTGGGCTACGTGCTGGATAACGAGGCGATCGCCGCCCTTACAGCGACCGACACCGCGCAGCAGAAGCTTCTCAAGACGCAGGAAGCCGTAACGAAGCAGATCTCCGCCGAGTACGCGCCGTATATGACCGAGGCGCTGGGTGACACGGCGGACTTTATCCAGAAGATCGGCAAGGCTTTCGTGGAGTCTGGCGTTGTGGACAAATTCGGCAGCATCCTCACGTCTGCGACGCAGATTCTGGAGCCGCTGGGAGATCTGACCGTGGCGGTCCTTCCGGCGCTCGACGCGGCATTGAAGCCGGTCGCGACAACAATGGCGCTGATCGCGGACACGACGAACCTGCTTGTCGGCTTGCTGACGTTTAACGGCGACAAGATCAAGACGGCGCTTGGTCTGAACATGTCCAGCGGGCAGCTCAGCAACATGCAACAGCTGCAATACAAGGGCGCACTGTCCAGCGGCATGAGCTATGTATCCGGAACCGGCTACACCGGTACGGGCGGATACATGGGAGCTGACGGCAAGTGGCATCAGAACGCAGCCGGCACGGACAACTTCATTGGCGGCGTGACGTGGGTCGGCGAAAACGGCCCGGAACCTGTCTGGCTCCCGCAAGGCTCGCGCATCGGCACGAACCAGGAAGGGCGCAGCCTCTCCGGAGGCGATACCTACAACTTTATCGTGCAGGCGAACGAAATCCGCGAAATCGACGATTTCATCCGCCGCATGAAAAACCAGAGACGAGTGGCCAGAATGGGGGTGACGTGAGGTGGCTACGCAAAAGTTTTACGCGAACCAGAGCGCGAACATTCGACCGTCTGATTCTTCATACAACGACCACACTTCCGAGGTGTTTAATGTTGGCGTGAACGCCAACCCGCTTCTCTCCTTCAATGTAGGCGGAGCTGGAAGTGAGTTTAACGTCATTACGAATATTGCCTTGGCGTTGTATCTTACAGCCGCATCCTCTGCGCCAAATTATACCCAAGTATCGGCTCTGGGTGACCCGTTTGATGAAGAAACAGTAACGTACGCCAAAGCGCCCGGGGTATACAATACCAAAGGCTACAACCTCGGTTCTGCCAGCATTCACGAATATTTCGTCTTCGATGATATAGCGAAAGACGCAACCGCAGCGAAATACATTGTTTCCAACGGTGTAATGATGTCCGCTGTTGGGAGGGGGCAAGGGTGCAGTTTCCAGAGCAGCCGTGCCGCAAACAAGCCTTATATCGAAATAACGACATCGACTGCGATAGCAACGGGCAGCTTGAAAAACTTCGCGCCCGCCTCGGGGTACATTGATCTCAGCAAAGACAACATCTTTGGATTTGACTTTGAGCAAAAAGCGGACGAACCGTCCATCAAACTTCTTGCGGTAAAATCCTTTACGCTGCAACTGCGTGAGCATGGGCAGACAGAGATCACGAGCATCAACGTCACCACATGGGCAGGCGACGCGCCAAACGTCACAGTCCCAGCGGGCACGATCAGCGGCGAGAGCATCGACTGGCGCGTGATTGCGAAGACCAACGCAAACCAGACGCTCACGTCCGACTGGATGACGCTGAGTGTGAAAGACGTGCCGCCAACTGCGTGGGCAATCAGCCCGAAGGATGTAGTTGTGGACGGGTCAAAAGATCAGATCTTCATCTGGGGTCACGCATCATCCACAGGTACGGCGCAGTCGAAAACCGACCTGCAACAAAGCACCGACGGCAGTACATGGCAGACGCTTGCAACCGTGACCGGCGCTGCGCGGCAGTGGACGTGTCCTGCCGGGACGTTAACTTCCAGCATCAAATACTGGCGCGTGCGCACCTACAACGCCGACGGCATTGCGGGCGCATGGAGCGATGCGGCACAGATTGTTGTGATTGCCGCGCCGATGGCTCCGAGCATCCAGATCAAGAGCACGGGTCCGCGCCCGTCCATCAGCTGGCAGACCTCCGAGCAGGAGGCGTACCAGGTAGAGCTGGACGGCAAGATCTCGGGCGGCACTCACTACGGAACGGAGAAAACATGGACGAGCCCTGCGTATCTTGCGGACGGAAGCCATACAGTGCGTGTGCGTGTGCAGAACCAGTACGGCATGTGGTCCAACTGGGGCGCGGCGGCTCTGCCTGTGACGAACACGCCGGGCGCGAGTATCACGCTCACCGTGCAGGCATCCAGCGTGGCGGGCTTAAGCTGGCAGACCTCCGGAAGCTATGACTTTTATTTGGTTTACCGAAACGGCAAACCGATTGCAAAGCTAACACAGACGCAGTACACCGACGAGCTGTCTTCCGGAAACGTCACCTATCAGGTGCGCGGATGCTACGCAGATTCGAGCAATTACGGTTTGTCTAGCGCGGTCACGGTCGATGTTCGCGCGGAGGTGCATCAGGTGTCAGACTTGGACACCGGCCAAACCTTGAGACTCCCATACTCGGACAGCCAGCACCGGCAGACCACGCGGACACTTTCCCGGCAGGTCGAGCTTTTGCAGCTCTCCGGCGCGTTCTATCCTGTCGCGATCGAGGTCGACTCCGGCACGGACTCGCTCAGCATCACGGCGGCGTTGCTCGATGAGAGCGAGATCAGGCAGCTCATGGGACTTGTGGGCAAGCTTGTCTGCGCCAAAACGCCGCAGGGCGATATGGTCATCGGCTATATCACGAGCCTGCCGAAGCAGCACGACGGCTTTTTGAACGTGTTCAATTTTACGGTCGAACAGATCGACTATGACGACGAGGTGACGCTATGACGCACAAGGTATCTTACCGCGTGGACGTGCTGCGGCGCGGCGCGAAGTTCTCAGAGCTGAGATGGCTCAAAGATTCCGCGCCCGACGTGCTCGTCGACGCGTCCGGAGACATCATGGGAAGCCTCGGCGGCACATTTCTCCACAACCCCGATATCGAATATCTTTCCGACGAGCTCCAGCCTGTGCTGGAGCTTGACGGGCAAGAGTACCCCTTGGGCGTGTACCGGATCACGACGTACTCGGACACCATCAGCGCGCAAGGGCACTTCCTCCGGCTCGACGCGTACGACCGCAGCTGGATGATGCAGACGATCAAGACGGAAGGTATCCTGCATCTTGCCGCCGGCACGAACTATCTGACGGCGGTGCAGCAGCTCATGACGCAGGCAGGCATTGGGCTTGTCATCGCCACGCCGACAAGCGAAACCTTGCAGACAGACCGCGAGGACTGGCAGGAGGGCACGGACTATCTCACGATCTGCAATCAGCTGCTCGGGGAAATCAACTACAAGCCGGTGTGGTTCGATGGCAGCGGCATCGGGCACTTGGAGCCGAAGAGCACGCCGGTTGCTGCAAACATCCGCTGGCGCTACTCGAGCACGGACATCCGGCTGCTGGCACCCGTCTCGCGCGATATGTCGCAGGAGCAGGACATCTTCGACGCGCCGAATGTCTTTGTCGCCATTTGCAGCAATCCCGATCTGGAAGCGCCACTGGTAGCGCGCGCAGAGAACAACAGCCCGTCCAGCTCCATCTCCATTTTTAAGCGCGGGCAGCGCATCACACAGGTGGTCAAGGTCGACAACATCGCCTCGCAGGAGGCGCTGCAAGCCTACGTGGACGATCTTTGCTTCCAGTCCCAGCTCGGTACCCGGACAATCACGTTTTACGGTCTGCCGGAGGGTGGGCACGGCGTGGGCGACGTTTTGAGCATCGACGCGCCGGACTTCGGCGGCATTTATGAGGAAACCAGCTGGCGGCTGCGTCTCAGCCCTGGCGAACTCATGACGCACACAGCAAAAAGGACGGTGATTGCATGAGATGGCAGCAAAACACGGAACCGGCTGCGGCAGAGCTTGCCACAGTCGGCGCGAAATACACGGACGGCTTGAGCCTGATTTTTGACGGGCAGACGCAGGAAACCGCGAAGCACTACAAGTGCAACACCGATATTACGTTTCAGGCGGGCAACCGCGTGAAGATCTGCCGCATCAGCGGCACCTACGTCGTCGAGTACGTCGTAGGCAATCCAAAGTGAGGTGATACCATGCGCGAAAAAATTCAAAATGCGCTTTCGGTGGAAGTGACGGGCGCGGATCTGACGAAGGCGACGAAACTCCAGTTCTGGCTCAAGCAGGGCGAGCTGTTTTTTGAGTACGCGCCGCAGGTCGTAGATCAGACGCATTTGCTTGTCATCATCCCCTTTGCCGACGCGATGCAGCTCGACCCCGGCAAGAGCGCACGGCTCCAGCTGGCGCTGACGGATGCGGACGGCAATCCGCAGGCGGCGGATATTGTCTCGACGCCAGTCAAGGACCTGCTCAAGGAGGCGGGATATGATTAAAATGACGCTTTCCCAGCCGGAGATCAAGATGAAGATCGCCCCAGCGAAGGTGGTTTACACGGGAAACAGCAAGCCCTATGAGGGCGTATACGACGTAACGCCGAAGACTTACGAGCCGGTTATCCTGCCGACCAGAAACCGGCTTTTGTCCCGCGACGTGAACGTCGCAAAGATTCCACAGTACGAAGTATCCAACGCCGCCGGTGGGCTGACGCTCATCATGGGCGACGAGTATATGAACAGTTAGGAGTGAGCATATGGCAAACAAGTATGTAAACAAACTGATCGTCGGCACGGAGGTCAAGCTCGATCTGTCGGGCGACACCATTGTCGCGAGTGATCTCAAAAAGGGGGTCACCGCGCACGACAAGTCCGGCGCGCCGATCACCGGCACGAACGAGTTTGATGTCAACTCGCAGGACGCGGACGCTGCGGTTGCGGAGGTTCTGAAGGGCAAGACATTCTACGCGCGCGGCTCGAAGCTGACCGGCACCATGCCGGACAACGGCGCAAAGACGCTCGAGATTGCCGATGCGGAAGACGAGCCGACAATTGCAATGGGCTTCCACGACGGCTCCGGCAAAGCGCGCATCAAGGCGACCGAAAAAGCAAAGATCATTCCCGGCAATATCAAGTCCGGCATTACCATTCTCGGCGTGGTGGGCAGCTACGGCGGCGAGGCGGTCAAGGCACAGGCAAACAAGAACGTCACGCCGAGCTTTTCCGAGCAGGTCGTGACGCCGGATGAGACGTATGACTATCTGTCGCAGGTGACTGTCGCGGCGATTCCCGTCACCTACACCGACAACGCCGCAGGAGGGCAGACGCTCCAGATCGGAGGCTGAGATGGCAGTCAACAAAGTCGCCCTTAACGGCGAAGTCAAGCTTGACCTGACCGCCGACACCGTAACGCCGGAGACACTTCTCAAGGGAAAGACGGCGCACAACGCGGCGGGCGAGCTGATTACAGGAGTGTATGAGCCTATGAACATCAAACAGTACACCGGCACGCTTCTTGCCTCGGGCTGGTCTGAGGACTCGCACGGCTACCAGGCGCAGACGATCACGTTCACGGGGCTGAAAGCGTCCTACGACGTAGATCCGCAGTGGGACGTAGCTCTCTCGGGCACGGACCCGGACGCGGATGCGGCGCTTTTGGAGGGCTTCGCACTCATCCACAACTATAAGACAGGCGCGAACTCTTTGACCGCGCAGTGCATCGGCAAAGCGCCGACGGTGAATGTCCCCGTGAAGGTGGTGGTGTTCGGATGAGCGGAAGGAGCCCAAGATGGTTTACTGGAATTAAGCCTTCATATGAGGCAAATTTTTCGGATAATACCTGGGAACAGATCATTGCTATCTGCCAGAAAAAGGTTGTCCCCTCAACGTGGAAGATTGGAGATCAGAAGGCGATGATGATTGGCTCCACGGACTATCTGGTTGACATTATCGGTATCAATCACGACGACTATTCCGATGGCTTCGGCAAAGCCCCGTTTACCTTCCAGTTGCACGACTGCTACGGAAAAAACGAAATGGAGGGCAGCAACACAAACAGAAACGGTTGGGCTGGCTGCGCCATGCGGCAAACACATCTTCCTGCCATCTTGGTTCAATTGCCGCTGGAAGTGCAAAATGGCATCCAGAATGTGAATAAACTGACATCTGCGGGCAACAAAAGCACCACCATCGTAACAACGGCAGACAAACTGTTTTTTCCAAGCGATGTGGAAGTGTTTGGTGATGTTGATTCTTCCGCGCCAGGCGAAGGTAAACAATATCAGTATTACAAAGAAAACGGAAGCAAAATAAAAATGCTAGACGGCGCGGAATCCAGATGGTGGACACGTTCCCCGTCTATAAACGGCACCACAAATTTTATCTTCGTATCATCCGCCGGCACTAAGGGAACTATCCGGGGCGGCGCTGCGCTTGGCGTGCCATTTTGCTTCTGCTTCTAGGGGGTGCATCAATGGGAATGTTTTTACGAAGGGGACTTCCCAGCAAATTCATGGTAATTCTGAGCGTCCCTGTTTCTTACAGCAGTACCTATTCCATGTATGCCGTAGTTAACGGCGAAAAACTAACGGATGCTGCAGCACTGACGTTTCATTCTGGAAGTAAAGTTCCGATCACCATATCATATAAGGCACGAAACAGCCGCGGCAACGTTATTTTGAACGGTGTAACTGTATCAAATGAAAAAGAAGGTACTTACGAATTTGTAGCCACAACAAACACACGCATTTTGTTCGAACAAAAGAAAACATATGACGGAAACGGCAACGTTGTGTGGACACCGACCTGCACCATCACGGAAAATTGATTTAGGGGGTTATTTAATGTACATCACACACAATAATCAAAACTACGCGAACGTCCGGGTATACAGCACCTCCGGCTCGGTCCGGTTTACGGGCGATTCTCTTTCGGGGGTGACGACGCTGACCGGTCCCGTCGTGGTCTTCGCGGACAACGGCTTCGAGCTGCGGACGTTCGTACCGATCGATTATCTCCGGCAGGACATCAAAGACGGCAGCTGGCTACTGACGAATATCCCGCTGCCGGAGCCGCAGCCGGTTGTTGCAACGCCTGTTACCTACGACCTTTTGACATCCACGGCAAATATGACCAAGCTTTTGATGAAAGGCGAGAAGCCAAAGACGGCGGATGAAATCATTATGTGTTCGGCGCTCTACGACGAATGGGAGCCGGGCAAGCACGTCACCGGAGACGTCTTTAACGTCGGCGGTGAACCCTGGGAATGCTTCCAGAATTACGACAACGCGGTCTACCCCGATATCGTCCCCGGCAACGCGGCGTGGTTCACGTTCAATAAGCCGTATCACGGCACATCACGCGAGACGGCGCGGAACTTCGTGCACCCAACGGGGGCGCACGACATGTACAAGGCAGGGGAATGGGCCGTGCAAGACGGTAAGTTCACCAAAGCGAACCAAGATACAGCATATAGTCTCGCAGAATACCCGCAGGCGTGGGATGTGGAAAAATAACAGCCGCCCGAGGGCGAGAAAGGAGAACACATGGACACCAAGACCATCATCGTTACCCTCGTCTGCGCCGTGCTCGGCTCGTCCGCGCTGACGGCGGTCGTCAATGCCGCCGTCAGCGCGATACAGAAAAAGCGCGGCAAGGCCACGACGCAGGATACGCACCTTGCAGAGATCGACAAAAAGCTCGACAAGATGCAGACACATCAGAACGAGCAGTATCTCGCGATTCTCCGGCTGACCATCATGTCGGAGGAAATGCCAATGGCAGAGCGTTTGATCGCCGGGCAGAAATACGTCACACTCGGCGGGAACGGCGACGTGAAGAAGTTTTTACACCAGCTGGAGGCGCAATGCGGGCATAGCAATGGAATTCAGTAAAAAGTGGCTGATTTGCAGCGCGCTCGTCAGCCTCGCGCTCATCATCGCCTGCGCGGCAGGCGCGGATCTGACGGAGATCACGCTTGCGGTGCTGGCCGAAACAACGGCTTCCAGCGGCTTTTACCTCTGGAAAGCCAAAAATGAGAACCGCGCGAAGTACGCGCAGAAGTACATGGATAAATGGGCCGAGAAATACGGCCCGGAAGCGGCAGCACGCATCGCGGAGATCGTGCTGAAAGATTGAAAGGAGCATACATATGGACTACACACAGATCATCTCGGCAGTGATCGCGCTCATCAGCGCGCTCGTTTCGGCATTTTTGATCCCATGGCTCAAAACCAAGATCGACGCTGATAAGTTGCAAACGCTTCGCACTTACGTTGAGATCGGCGTAAAGGCGGCGGAGCAGCTGTACACCGCGACGGACGGCGCGGCGAAAAAGGCGTATGTTGTGAACTTCCTCGCCGAGAAGGGCATTCAATTTGATGTGGAAACGATCGATAAGCTGATCGAGGCAGCCGTGCTGCAGCTGCACCACGAGCTGTACGGGAGTGAGCGGGTATGAGCATCAAGATCGGACAGGCCAGCCTCGGCGAGACCGGCGGCTGGAACCAGAAGCCCGGAAACCAGACCGGGCGGGAGCTCAATATCTCATACTGGTACAATGGCCACTGGCTTGGCCTGCTGCGCTACAAAGACCCGAGAAAGGCCGAGAGAGCCGCCAAGACGTGCGAGGCGGCGATTAAAAACCGGAACATCGGTTATGACATGTCCGACCGGAACACAGCATATGAAGCCGCTAGAGCCGTGAACTGGGACGTGAGCAAGATCACAAAGCCCGTGGAGACGGACTGCTCGGGGCTCCAGACGCTCTGCGCGGTAGCCGCCGGGTGTAAGGGTGTAGAAGAGCTCTACAGAAAGCAGGGCAACAGCTGCACGACCTACTGTATGCTCAACGATTGGCCGAAGACCGGCGATTTTGAGCTCCTGCACGGCGAGTACCTAACTTCGGACGCAAGGCTGCTGCGCGGCGACGTGCTGGTTTCCAGCGGCCACACGGTCATGGTGCTCGAGGACGGAAAACTTGGAGAGGAGGAACGCGAAGTGGTAGAAAAAAGTAAGATCATCGTCGACGGCAAGGAAGTCGCCGTGGAACGCATCCTGAAGGACGGCACGAATTACGTCAAGGTGCGCGACCTCGCCGCCGCCCTTGATCTGAAAGTATCCAACAAGGGCAATATTGCCGTGCTGAATCACAAGTAAGCCGTCCACCGCGCCCTCCCGGAAGGAGGGAAGCCATTGGCGAGCGCCAGAGTCCACATCCCAGAGGATCTATCCGGTTTGCTGCAAAGCGAGTGGGAGCGCGTCATACGCGAGGCCGGATACAGCCGGGAGGACGCCGAGATCGTGCGCCGCTACATCGTGGGCAAGTCCCCGCAGATCGACGTCGCCGTCGAGCTGTGCATGGAGCGAAGCACACTGTCAAGGCGGCTGCCTGGAATTTACACAAGGGCGCGGCAGACAGCACGAAAACTGCATATGATATGAGATTCCCGGTGTCCAAGTTGGGCACCGGGATTTTTCACGCAGATTCACACAAAATCACACTCACGCCACCCTTAAAAATCTGCGCTCCGGTACAATGGGAGCATAAGGAGGGACACAGGATGGCGTACAACCCATACACAGGACGCTGGGAGATGGACGGCGCGCAGCAGGTGCAGATGCAACCTTTGCCGCGACCGCAGCCGGCACAAATGCAAGTGCAGCCGCCAAAGCTCGGCGTGCTGACAGTAGCCAGCGAGGCAAGCATCAACAATTTGCAGATGCAGCCGAACGATAACGCGCTCGCGCTGCATGAAACGGAGAATTTGCTCTATTACATCCGGACAGACAGCATGGCGGCAAAAACCGTCGCACGGTTTCGCATTTTTCCGGAGCCGACCGAAGAAGAAAAGGCAGCAAACCAGTTACAGGAGCAGTTGAAGCAGATCGCGGAAGGCATGCAGAGCATGGCTTCTAGGCTTGAGAATTTGGAGGGAAAAGTAAATGCAAAATCCGATCATGGCACTGATGGGCGGAAACAGCGGAAACAAAGTGTTGAGCGGGCTGATGCAGACAGCAATGACGACGCTTAAAGGACAGAGTCCGCAGATGGTCCTGAGTTTCCTTGCCTCGCAGCCGGGGTTTAACGACTGGTTCGAGGCAAACAAAAACAAAACCGTGGGAGACCTCATAGGGCAGATCAAGTGATACCACGCGAAAGCGTTTATCAAATCTGACGGAAAGGAGGGACATCTATGGACAACAAGGACTATGGCTTCGGCGGCTGGGGCATTGTGATTCTCATTGCACTGTTTTTCCTGCTCTTTGCCGGACGCGGCTTCGGCGGCAGCGGCGAAAGCTCGCCTGCTACGCAGGCAGACGTGCAGCGCGCCACTGACTTTGCCGCGCTGGAACGCCAGAACAACGAGGGCGTGGCCGCAACGCGTCAGGGCGCGTACGACGTCACAAGCGCCGTCAAGGACAACGCCTACAACATCCTCGGCGAGCTGCGCGATTTGCAGTCCGTCACGGAGAGCGGCATCTCTGTGCAGCAGAAGTGCTGCTGCGACATCCTCCGCGCGATTGACGGAGTTAACTACAACGCCAGTATCAACGCTTGCGAGCTCAAGACGGCTATCCACGCCGAGGGCGAGGCGACCAGAACGCTCCTGCAGCAGCAGGAGAACCAGCGCCTGCGCGACGAACTCGCACAGAGCCGCGCCGCGAACAACGACTATATGCAGTCGCAGTACATCCTCGGCCAGCTGGGCAGGTACTACCAGAACCCGCCCTGCAATCCGTGCGGCTGCGGCGGCTGACGGACGGCCCAAACCTGATATAACTATCCGGGGCGATTGCCCCGTTTTTCATAATTTTGAAAGGAGACGAGTAAATGTCTTGTAGCGGAAACAAATCCTATCAGAAATCCTGCGTCCGGTATTTTAATAACAGCCCGCAGACGCTTGCAGCAAACGCTGCGACAGTGCTCACGCTTGCGGGCGCGAAGGTTGTCAACTCCGGAGAGTCCATTCAGGTCGAGCCTCAGAGCTACGACACCGTAAAAATTGGGCTCTATCACCTAGTAGCCGATGCGGTCATCACGTCGTCCGCGGCTGGCGAGCTCACATTGCAGTGGTACATGGACGGCGTCGCGCTGCCCTGCACGCTGCGCAAGGTAACGCTTCCGGCGACCGGAAACACCGAGATCCACACGGAGACGGAACTGGCGCTGCCCGGGTGCTGCTGCTGCGTGAACCACACCTTTACCCTCATTGCGACGACCGACTCGACGGCAGCGGGCAATGTGGTCGAGCTCTGCACCGGCCTGCTCAAGCTTGCTTAGCCTATGACGGACAAGATCAAAGCCTATAAGGCAAAGCTCTGCGAGGCGCTTGAGGCGTGTATGGCGGAGCCCGTGAGCTCCCGAAGCGTGGGCAGCTGCACCATGCTCATGGACGCGCTGTGCAAGGCGGATAAGATCACGATGGAGTCCGAAGCCTCCACGTTTACCGAGGACGACGCGCGGCGCTGGACAGAGCACATGGAAAATGACGACGGCTCGATGGGCGCGCACTGGACGCTCGAGCAGACCACGGCTGTGGCCAACAGCATCGGCGTGCACGTCGACCCGTGGATTTGGTTCGCGGCACTCAATATGGAGTACTCGGACAACTTCGACGTCGCGCAGAAATACGGCCTCGACCGGCCGGAATACTACGCAGACCTCGCGAAGGCGTTCCTATTTGACAAGGACGGCGGCGGCCCCGAGGCGAAAATCGCCGGGTATTATCACGGTATCGTAGAGCCGAGGCTCGAAAGAGATTGAACACAGTAAAAACACAGTAATCTGATTTTACATTGGTATTACTTTGGATTTATATGCTTCGAATCTCTCCTTCCGCGCCAAAATGAAAGCACCTGAGAAAATGATTCTCAGGTGCTTTTGTTTGCATATTTAGGAATTTCAACAACCGAACGCCGAACTTTATGCGAAAAATGTTTTTAATTTTTGACTAAAATAGTCTAGCAAGACTTAGCATATCCTAGCGCCAAAATACGCGCCTGTGAACACAGAAAAAACACAGTCAAAAATTACGGTCCATCTTTGCTGCTGCCTCATCGATCGTGTTGTCTAGTACATCGGTGTAAATGTCCATTGTGGTCGATAGCTGCGCGTGACCGAGGAGCGTCTGGGCGGTTTTATAATCCACGCCCGCGTCGTGCAGCGCGGTCGCGTAACCATGTCGGATCTCATGCGGTGTGACCGTGACGCCGCTCTCGGTCTGGTAGGCGGCGTACAATCTTGTGACGCGATGGTTCATCAGCGGGCTTTCGCCGCCATCGTCAGAAAAAATGTACCCATGCTTTTTATTGGGCAGGGCAGAGGCCAGCGCCGACAAAAGCGGAACGACGCGGTCACCTGCCTCTGTCTTCGGGCTTTTGATATACGGACGCGCGCCAATGTAGTAGGCGGACTTGTTAATTCGGACCTTTTTCGCCTTGCGGTCGATATCCTCATAGCGCAGCGCAAGCGCTTCCCCTCGGCGGCAGCCGGTGTAATAGATCAGATACGCAAAGAGCCCGAACGTTTTGTCGAGGCTCTTTTTGATTAGTTTGATCTGCGCAGGACCGGGCGCGCGGCGCTTTGCCTGCGGCAGGTTCTTCGGCAGTAGAACGGCGTCAGCCGGATTGTAGGCGATGTACCCTTCGCGCTGGGCCTTGTTGAGAATTTGACGGATGATCTGGCGCTGCGTGGTAACGGTCTTTTTGGCGTAGGTTTTGGCAAAGCAGTTGATGTATTTCTCCACGTCCTTCGCTGTGATCGACGAGACGTCCGCTTTGCCAAACTCAGCGATTGCCCGATTGTAGGCGGGCTTGTAGTTTTTGTAGCTGTTGTCGGCTAGCGTCGGCTCGATCTCGTTCCACCAGGCGTGCGCTACGTTCTCAAAGGTCTCGGTCTTCCCAGCGGCCACGTCGGCGCGGTAGCTTTTGACCTTCTCCCAGACCTCGCGGTCGGTTCGGCCGCGGAAGGCTTTGCGCTTGCCGTTTATTTTGATGATCGTCTCATGCAGCCCATCCGGGCGCACGTAGTACTTGGGGATCGCCATACAAACCTCCCGTGTCAGACTTGGACACAGACGCGCAAGGCGGTGCGAATCCAGCCGAGGTTCGGGTTGCGCAGGTCGATAATCAGCGCAGCCAACGCCAGCGTCAAAACGGCACACAAAACAAAAATAATACCGGTTCGAACGCGAAGCCCACGCGCATAGACCCGCAGCATCTGATTCGCGTGCGCTAGTTCCTGCTGGATTTCGTCCGGCTGTTCCGGCTGTCCATGGCATTTGATTTCGTATACGTCATCAATGGACACATCCAGCGACTTGCAGATCGGCGCGGCAGTCTGAACATAGGTATTCTTTGTCTCGCCGCGCAGAAACTGCGCCACAGCGTTGACCGAAACGCCGGATTCGTCGGCAATGTCCTGGTATGTTTTGCGTGGGCGCAGATTTTGCCATTTTTCGCGGCAAACTTCCCATAGTTGCTTATCCAAAAAAAACATCCCCCCTTGCAAAAACCATCTGTAATGGGTCATAAAAGCCTAGATCAACGGCTGGAAGGCTTATCCAAAAACTGATAGCATAGACTCACAGGCGGCTCCCACACTGCTTGCAGCAAACCAAAAGCCCCGCCGTCAGTGGCACGACGGCGGGGCGAACAAACGGAACGAAGATGCCCCCATCCGTGACGCGGTGTCCAAATCGGACACAAAAAAAGCGGAGACGCACAAGGCATCTCCACTTTGTTGGACATCGGCAGGGCGGCGTATCCTGCATCTCAGGTTCCCTTTCGGGAGTGTCGGGAGCCATTTCCGACCTCAACGTCCTAGAACAGTATATGTTCTGATGCCTAAATTAAACCACAAATATTTCCTGATGTCAATATTCTGCTTTGTTACTTTTCTTTGAATTTTTTCAGTCGGCCGCTGTTGAGCCGGTTCGTCAGCTTGCCGGAGCTGATCTCGTAGACGCTGGCGACATAGTGATATCCGTTTTTCGCGTCCAGCTTGACGCAGACCATCACGTTTGCGTCAAGCGCCTTGACAAGCTCGACGCTTCCCGGCTCCTTCTGGTTGTGCCCGACGTAGTCCGGCTCCGCGATGATGGACGGAACCAGCGCGACGTTCCCGGTTTCATCCGGATGATGCTTCTGGACGTGCACGGCCAGACCGGCTGACTGCATGATCTCGCCGCAGGGAAGTTCCTGCCCCGTAAGCGCATTGAACTCGTCTATGTAGTCGCCCACGTGAAACAGTTTCTCGCCCACGGTTGGCCTCCAAAATTCCAATCAGAAATCAAGTGTTTCTTTCTTCAGGTTCGCCTGCGCGTCCCAAACAGCATCCCAGAAGTCCGTCTCGTTTACGATCTGGACTTTCGCGCCTTCTCGACGAAGTGTCATGGCTTCCTCAATCTTCCGGCCATATCGACTTTTGAAAATCTTCGTTGTCTTGCATTCTCGCTTGCTTCTCTTTTTTGCGTTCCATAATATCCCACGCTATAAGCGCAGACGCAACAAGCAAAGCTAGGACGCCGAGACCCAACGCTAGAATTCTCCCTGATACAATCCCTGTGCAAAACCAGCTTGCGCCGAAAATAAGAAGGAAAATCCCGAGAACAAGCTTCCATGCGCTGGGCTGCTGCGCCGAAGCGCGCCCATTTGCCCTTCTCGGATATTGTTCGTTTTTCGGCTGGAAGTTCTTTGTCGCGCAGCCGCATCTTGGGCAGGCGATTGCATCGTCAGGGACTGGCGCGCCGCACTTTGTGCAATACATATTGCCGCCCCCTATTCGCCCCAGTAAATGACCGGAGCGCCGTAGCTGTCCCGCATGGAGCCGCAGGCAATCAGGATAATGTCGATCAGCCAGCCGATACCAAAGCACCCAGCTGTGAAAAGCCATAAGATGCCCGTTCCAATTTTCCCAAGATAAAAGCGATGGACTCCCAGACCCCCAAGGAAAATTGCAAGAACAAGTGCGACTGTGCGGCTTTTTGGGCTAGCGTCATCCCGTGCAGCATATTGAACGACCTGTTGCGGCTGCTGTGGCTGGTCATAATTTTTTGTCGGACAGCCGCACTTCGGGCAGATGATTGCCTCGTTGTCGATTTCCGTTCCACATTTGCTACAGTACATACTTCCTCCTTGCGCCGTTTGAGCGCTTCTGTCTGTTTTTAGAGAAAAAGTGTTGCATTGAACGCGATAGAAAAACGGTGTAAGATAAGAGGACAACGAAAAAGAAAGGGCGTGCCTACATAATGGATGAACTGCTTCGCGATCTGCTTTCTCTGTCCCCAGAGGGGCTCAGTCTTTTTTGCGCGTATATCGCTGCTTTAGAAAATCAAGATACGCCCGTGCTTCCTTCTGCGCCTCAGGAGGAAGGTGCATAAACGCTTCCATCGCGCTCTTAACCTCATCGGGAACTCCGGTGGGGTTTTCTGTTTCTTCCGTATCCATTAGAATCGCAACCGTCGTGTTCCAATGCTGCGCCAGTTTTTCAATCCTTGCATACGGCGGTTTGATCTGACCAGTTTCATATTTAGTGTAGGTTGTTCTGCCAATGCCGAGGTAATCGGCAATATCCTGTTGAGACTCGGCATTCGCCTCACGGAATTTCTGAAAATTGTTCATTTCAAATCACCTGCTTCCAGTATACGTGAACGCCTGTCACAAATCAATTGTGATTTTAAGTAACTTTTCTATTGACAAACGTGATTGCTTGTGCTATATTCCAATTAGTGATTGAAAATCACATCTAAGCGAGTGATGTTATTTTAACGGAGGTGATAGAAATGAAACCTGCGAACGAGGTTCGCATCACGCGAGACCAGCAAGTTCTGGTCGACGGCATTAACATTCCTTCCGTCCTGCGCTGTGAAGCCAGCATGAACCCTGACTTAGAAACATCGGTTACGATTTATGTTTATGCCGGCAGGATCGCGATTCAGGGCTATACCGCTTATGAGGATTTTCAGCCGGACGGATCGGCAGGAATCGAAGAGCTTCTCGTAACGGAAGACGGGCGCGCGCTCATCAACGGCATTGAGATCCCGGGCGCGAAAAGCGTCAACGTCATCGCAGATCCTCTGACCGACCCGGAGGTCTCAATCCGGGTCTGTACCAGAAAGATCACGATAGACGGATACGAAGACAGCTGGTCATAGGAACGGAAGCGCAGATAAGAGCTTGGACAGGAAGTCAGCCACATCGCTGAGCCCACGTTTGAAGCGGCCTTCCATGTAGATGATGGCCTCATCACAAAGCACGAACTTGCGGTCGAACCCCTTCTTGATGAACCCGATGCGCTGCAGCTCGTTCATTGTCTCGTTGGCATCCGTGGAAAGCCATTCTCCTTCGTACTCTGGAGGCCAGTTTTCAAGCACTGTGAAGTTCTTAGCTTCGCGCTTCTGTACGCCGCTCTTGCGGCGCTCGAGATATGTCTTGTAAATTTGTGCAAGCATCTTCTCAGCGTCTTTTGTCAAAGCACTATCCAAAAATCACACCCCCTTCTACCCAGAGTTTACCACACGGGCGAAGGGAAGTCAAAAGGAGGGATATCTACGAAAGGTTTAGCTTACATGCGCAAACGCGCGAAGCTCAAGCAGTTTGAGCTTGCCGATCTGCTCAAGGTCGAGCGCAGCACGATTGCAAAGTGGGAGTCCGGCGCGGCCTTCCCGCGGGCGGCGCAGCTGCCGGAGCTGGCGAAGGCGCTGAACTGCTCGATCGACGAGCTCTATCAGCCGCCAGAAGAATCGACTTAGAGAGGAGGAAGCAACATGCGTGAGACGGAAGGATACCGGCCGCAGCTGGAGCTTTTGACGGACATGTTTCCGGCACGGGCGGCGATTACGGTCACAGAATGTCAGGCGGTGCTGGGGCTTGACCGGCGGACGCTTTTGGCCGACCGGGAGTTCCCCGCGCGTAAGATCGGCAATAAGTACGCCATTCCGCTGACAGAACTCGCCCGTTGGCTGACACGAAGATCATAGCAGAGTATGCCCAGGCACACCATGAGAAATACCTGCCGAAATCAAAAGGCGGCTTGCAGACTTGCTGCCGGAATGGAGGACAACATGTCGAATATTTACCAGGCCGCGAGATTGCAGAAGGGCATCACCCAGGAACGCGCCGCAGACGCCATCCCTTGCTCCGTGCGGAGCTTGGCGGACTATGAGAGCGGCGTACGCATCCCGCCGTCGGAGACGGTCGTGCGGATGGCGGAAATTTACGACGCGCAGTATCTGTGCTATCAGCATCTGCGCCAGACAAGCGAGATCGCCCGCAGGCTTATCCCGGACGTGCGCGAGTGCGCGCTTCCCGAAGCGGTGCTGCGGCTGATCGATGAGATCTATGACTTTGCCGACGCGCGGGAGGACCGCCGCCTGATCGCGATTGCGAAGGACGGCACCATTGACGAGAACGAGCGCCCGGAGTTTGACCGGATCGTCTCGAAGCTCGCCGACATCATCCAGGCGGCGCTGGCAGTCACATACAACAACACAGGAGGATGATAATATGCGCAAATTTTATAAAGCCGCCGAGCGGTTCATGTGGTGCTCGGTATTTCTGGCAATCGCGGTGTTCCCGTTTCTGGCGGCGAACTACAGCATGATTTGAGGTGTTCGGCATGAAAAAGAGCGTAAAAAAATCCCGCACAGCCGCTGCGAACGACTGCACGGGACCGATGTCAAAGGACATCATGAAGGCATCTTTAGTTTATCACGGTTTGCTGCCAAATGCAAGTGTGGGGGAGGTGAAATTTTGGAGAATCCACAAGAATTCCGGGCTTTCTGGTCTGTCATCCCCGCAACCGTCTTAGACGATATGCAGCTGCCTGCCAACGCGAAGATCCTATACGGCTTTCTGTCCTCGCTTATGCAAAGAGAGGGCTACTGCTGGCCGTCAAACGCTCAGCTGGCCGAGGCAATGCACTGCTCTGAGGACGTCATCACGCGCTGGATCGCAGCGCTCGGCAAGGCCGGGCATATCAAGATCACGGTCGAGCCGAACCGCAAGACCGGCGGCAAGATACGACGCATCTTCCCGTCACTCCCCGAGCCTGTTTTGCAGGAGAATGCAGGTGGGTACTCGGATAAATATCCTAGTACGTACTCGGATAAAAATCCGAGGGTAGTCGGACAAAAATCCGAGTCATTATATATAGATGGAAAGAAAAAAGAAAAGAAAAA